CTTATATTCATACTAATTATGGTATTTTAAAAACTACTCCACAGCATAGTATCTTTACGCGTCGAGGCCTTGTTAAATCAGATTCATTGCGGTATAATGATGTATTAGAGCATCATACTAAAATGAAAGGATTAATGTGGAAAATGATATCTGTATTGTATGGCGAGGAGAGCGTTTCAAAAGGATTCAAGAAGAATATCTTATCTCTGAAGATGAAGAACGCGTCATCTTTAATGGATTTCTATATCGCTGGGATGGTTCATACTTCAAGAGTGCGATTACCGCTAACAAACCTGTTTCAACGCTGCAACGCGCTGTATGGATATATCATAATGGCCCCATTCCTAAGAAGCATCATATCCATCATAAAGATGGCAATAAGAAGAATAACCACATTTCAAATTTGGAATGTCTTTCGGCGACTGAACACCTTAAACTTCACTGTAGCCATCCAGATTCATGGTCTCAATCAGCTGCATGTAAAGAACAGTTGGCAGGATTGCGAGAACTTACAAAGGAATGGCACAGAAGTGAAGCGGGAAGAGAATGGCATAGGAAACATGCGCTCAAGTCATTACCTGGCCTTACAGGAAAGAAATATCCAAAAAAATGCCTCGTCTGCTCAAAAGAATTCAATGGAAACTGTGCATGGTCAAAGTTCTGCTCAAATGCATGCAAAACCAAACAAAGAGTCAAATATCAGACAGATTTTATCTATCGTTCATGCAAAATTTGTTCAGCTGAGTTCTTTTGTAATAAATATGCTGTCCAGAAAACATGTAGTCGATCATGTGGAATTATTTCAATGCGACACACCAAAGCAGGTATATGATATAACCGTTCAAGATGATCAATGCTATTATGCAAATGGATATCTTGTTTCAAATAGTGATGCAATTAGATACATGTGTCAGGCTTTGCATAAAACTGCTCGTGGTATGTCTCCTGAGGAGTTTAATCTGGCGAAAGCCCGTGCTTTGATGGGTAATAAGCCTAGGTTGCCATTGATATTGGATAAGAACTTTAAATATAAGGGTCAATAGTGAGCGAATTGCCATTTTCATTAGAAGATTATAAAAAATATGAAGATCTTCATTCTTTAATAACTTATGAAAAAATTGTAGAGAACTTTACTATCATTCAGCAATGGATAGCCACTATGAATAAATCTAAGGATGAAGTCTACGAAGTTATTTTTAAACCCGATCTTGGATTTTCACCTTGCTTATTGGGTTTAAGAGTTGCATTGAAATGGGAATCTGATAATGAAGAAGCAATTTATGGATTCAATTTACTTGATCCTTATGAAGGTTACTATGGAAGTCAAATAATAGAGCTTAATTTTTGAAGCATTGTAAATTACTTGAATGTTCAAAAAAATCATTATAGCATTGTTTGATACTGGGTTTAAAAGGAGCCTACATGTAATAACTTTATAGGAGAGTAATATGCTTTTAGGTCCACTTGTCAGTACTCCAGGCGTGTATAGCTCCATCAAGAAAAAGATGGACGATTCCTACTTAGCAAATCAATCATTATGGCAAGTCTATTGGACTGAAGCTATGATTGACAATAGGCTCGAGGCAGGTGATCTTTCTTTGATGCCTGAGCTTACGGGTACTCAATTCAATGGTGGCGGCAACCAATATTTCTTCAACAGAACACGGCCTATTTGTAATATGGTGAGTGGTTACCAACGGCGTAATAGGAAGAGCAGCGTGGTTGTGCCCCTAGAAAATGCTGATCAAGAGACTGCTGATCAATGGACCAAGATTCTACTCAATATCTATAAGAGACAAAATGTTTATGAGACTATCTCTGAAGCCTTTCATGAAGGTGCCTGTATTTCTGGTATGAACTTACTTCATGTTTACTTAGACTTCCAGGATGATCCCATTTGTGGGGAAATCAAAGTAGACAATCTTGCATTTAATAGATTCTATATAGATCCCTACTTTAGAAAGCCTGATCTTTCAGATTGCCAATTTATTTGGAAGCGATCGTACCTCACCCATTTGCAGGCTGCTATGCTTATGCCTGAGAAGGCAGATGAGATTATGAACCTTCCTGGTAATCCTCGTGGAGTCGGCCGAGATGGCAGATTCCAATTCATGCCAGAAGCGATGAGCATGTCTGGAAATAATAGACTCGCCTATGATGAATATTATTATAGGGACTTTAGAGATCAGAAGAAACTCTTTGACCGTAAAACAGGTGAGTGGCTTGATGTCTCGTATGAAGATGAAGATAAGGTAAAACTCTTTCTTGAAGAGAATCCTGATACCTTTATTGAAACGTGTCGTATCCCTACTGTACGCTTGGCTATAGCTATCCAGGATCAAGTCTATTATGATGGCCCTCAGCCTTTACTCATAGATAATTATTGTTTTGTGCCCGTGCTGGGTTACTATAACCCATCACTTCCATACTTCTACAACCGTATACAAGGAATTGTTCGCTCTCTACGTGACCCTCAGGTCTTGTTGAACAGACGTATTATTCTTTCTGCGGACTTATTGGAATCGCAAACAAACTCTGGGTGGATCTTTAAAGAAAACGCGGTTCTTGATATCAATCATCTATTTCAGACTGGTCAGGGTCGCGTAATCCCTCTTAAGCAAGAAGCTCAGATGACTGATATCCAGCCTATCATTCCACCTCAGATCCCTCCCTCATTCTTTCAGTTACAAGAGACCTTTTCTCAAGAGATGAATATGGTTTCTGGTATTAATGAAGAGCTTATGGGTCAGGCGCTTGATGATAAAGCTGGGATACTCGCAGCGCTCCGTCAGGGTGCAGGACTAACCACGTTACAACCAATCTTCGATAGGCTTGATTTCTCTCAATCCATTTTAGGACGTCGCATTATGGAAGCAATACAAGCTAATTATACGCCCGAAAAAGTTTCTAAACTTTTGGAGGGCGAAACTCCTGCACCACTCTTCTTTAGAAAAGCGTTTGGTCAGTATCATTGTATGGTTGAGGCAGGATTTAACACAGAATCTCAAAAGCAGATGGAATTTGCTCAAGCCTTGCAGCTGTTTGAACTGGGTATTCTCAAAGATTCAGAATATGTTCTTGAGAAGTCAACGATGCAAGGCAAAAATGACCTCATTAAGCGCCAACAACAGCAATCTCAAATGGCTCAACAGCAACAACAACAGCAGATGCAGATTCAAATGCAAGAATTGCAATCACGTTCTCAGTTGTCGCAAGCTCGTGCTCAAGCAGATATTGGACTCTATAATGAAAGAACGTCTCGTGTTGAAGAAAATAGGGCCCTTGCTATTCAAAAAATTGCAGAGGCTAATAAAGATGATGAAATGGCGCTGCTTAATAAGATTAAGATACTTAAAGAACTTGAAGAACTTGATATCTCTCACCTTGAACGCTATGTAACTATTGCAAATATGCTTAAAGGTGAAGAAAGATCTCAGAAAGAAACCCCTGCACGATAGTCGTTGGAGGGCCTTATTATTAACCCCTTGCTGGGCTCTGCTCAGTAGCTACGATGAAAGGCACACTATGCCAAAGAAAAAACACCACAGCTCACATAAGAAACATCATACTTCACATGATGGCTATTCGCGCGCTGATTCTATGCGTCATCCCCACGTTGATGAGATGGAAAAACCTCATAATATGATGGGTGATCGTCATTCTAAGGGTCAAAGCTGGCTCATGCACGAAGATCCAAGTAAGCAATCACATCTTCCTACTGAAGTGATGATGAAAGTATTGCCTAAAGAAGGTGAATACTTGAGTGGTGAACCTAGATTGCCACATGCTTATGAAGGCGTTGAATCTCAAATGAAAGAAACCATGAGAGATTTCAAGAGAACGTATAAACCTTATAAATAAGAGGTTACCTATGAGCCAAGGACTACGGCCTACTAAGAAGATGGCAAAGATGCTCTACAAGCTTAAGAAGACTCCTAAAGGTCTTCAAGCTCAAAGAGAAGATATGCCAACTGCTTCCAGAAAGAAGTTTTGGTCTATTAACTATATGTCAGCTCAGTAGGAGATATAATGCCGATAAATAAGAAAGAATCAGCAAAAGAGAAGCGCAAAAAGAAAGCCATGAAGCATCCAGACAAACTTGGTGCTGGTGCCAAGAAACGCAAGAAGCTTCCTCCAAAAGAGAAAGTTGGTGTCGTTATGTCTGAATTTAAACATGGAACCCTTCACAGCGGTTCTGGCGAAAAGGTGACTAATCCTCGCCAAGCTATTGCGATTGGGCTGAGTGAGCAAAGAAAAGCAGAAGGCAAACCACCACGCAAAGCTATGAAAAAGAAAAAGAAAAAGTAATGTACTTGTTTCTCTCCTTTTCCCCTATTGAGGTACAACCTTTCATACCCCAATAGGGGTTTTTATTATTAAGAGGTTTAATGGATAGTCCAATATTAAAAACATACGGTCAGATCGTATCAGAGCATAATAAGAAGAATCTTGCCCTTGAGGATGATGTACGTGAATATTCTCGTGCCATGGAGCCTGAGCTGATTCAGCGCATCATTGATTGCGCTGATGAAGCTAAAAAGATTGATATCTACCAGAACAAAGATTTCTACATTGTTCGTCTTGGCAAAGTAGAACGACTTGGTGGCGTACCCAGAAATTTAGTCTTTGCGCGAAGATCATGTCCTACACCCTCATACAATCAAACAGTGTTTAAATATAAGCATAGAGTTGGAACTATCGAATATTTGTGGCATCTTCCAGGTAGGAATCGTTATTATGACATTATTAATAATGCTTTTGAGTATACTAGTTCAAAAGATAAAGGCGCCCAGAATCTTGCTAAATTTGTTCTCCTTGATGCATCAGGAGAACTTTTAAACTGGGTTAAGTATGAAAATGGCGAATTAAAAGATGCAATAATTAAAATAACTCATTAAAAGGAGTCATATGGAAGATAATTTACTCAATGAATCGAGTGACATTACTCAGAGCACTGAGCAAACAGCTCCAGCTGTTGAGCAACATGAACAGCCTTCACAAAAAGAACTCAATTTTCGTGCTTTAAGGGAACGTGCTGAAAAAGCTGAGCGTAAATTGGCAGATATTGAGGCCGCAAAGGCCCCTCAATATGCTGCCCCACAGGACGAAGATGATTTTGGCATCGATGATGATTCTCTTCTTGAAGGTAAACATCTCAAGAAGTACGCTCAATCAATTAAGAAGGATCTGAAGGCAACCAAAGATCAACTTGCGCAACTTAATAACATGAATGCTGAGACTAGATTACGGGCAAAGCATCCTGACCTTGATGAATATGTCACCCCTGAGAATATAGAAAGACTTGCTCAAGAGAAACCTTCATTCTATCGCTCCCTTATGGCTAACCCTGATCTTTTCGATAAAGGAGATGCTATTTGCGATGCGATCAAGACATTTATTGCCAAGCCTAAAGATTACAAGGATCAAGATAAAAAGATCGCTGACAACAAATTAAAGCCTCGATCTTCATCAGTTGCTGGCCCAGCTGCTAATGAAACGTCTCTTGCACGATTTGGTGAATATGATCGTCGTATTCTCTCTGAGACTGATAAACAGCGTATACGAGATAGACTTGATATGTTGCGTTCTCAAGGATAATGGTCTACGATAGAAATACTTCATTACTATTTCCGACTCGTTCTCCAAAGAGTCTACTCAGTTCTTGCGTAGAGAGTATCTACATAACCTTTTCCCTCAATGACTTATCACCATTGGGGGATTTTTCTTCTTGCAAACTTATGAAATTTCTTTCTATACTATTTACGATGTACTGCTCCTCATCAGGGCACCAGGTGTAACCGGGCTTCACCATCCCATTTGCGTACAAGGCCCTCGCAAGGTCGTGTAAAGTAAATAATCTACTCAAAGGAGTAACTATGTTAACAACTACGTTAACGTTACCACCAGAAGTCCAGGTTACAGCAGATGATACCCTCCTTGCGGTACGTCAACCTGGTCTTATCATGAAATCAGCTGCAATCACAAAGCGGCTGAAATCAAAAGGTGGTAACACTCTAAGAATGTCACGTTATGATCGTTTACCAACTGCACCAGTTCCACTCAATCCAGATGGTTCTGAACCTGCAGCGACACCTTTAAACAGGGTCGACCTCGATGCTACAGTCTCCTTCTACGGATTGTATTGCGCTATCAACCAACGAGTGTTCCTGCAAAATCAGGATCTTGTTTTAAATGAGACAGCTGAGCTTTTAGGCCTCTCAATGAGAATGACCGAAGATCAGCTTACTCGTGATATGCTCAGTGCCGCTGCTACGGTATATAATTGTACTGGAGGAGCAAACGGGGACCTTCCTACGAATTTATCGCAGACCGACCTCGATGAAGTCACTGCTGCCCTTTTGGGTAATGATGCATGGATGATTTTGGATAGAATTTCTGGTGAAAATAAATTTGGTACAGGCCCTAAACATACGTGGGGCCTTTAAATTCTCTCTAATTGACTTGGAAGCGCTAACGTAAAGACGAGCGTGACAGGGCGGAACCCTTATGGGACCGTGAACGACTTAACGAGAGAACCCAGAAATGGGATGCGAAAGTCTGAACTTCATGGAGACATGAAGAGGATGGGTCGAAGAACCCAACCCGCCTCGAAAGAGGTCTTAAAAGTAACAGATTGACTCGTAACGCATATCTGATGCTTGCGCACTCAGATTTGACACCTGATATTAATGGTCTTCCAGACTTTATTAGTCAGTGGAATTACCCCAATCAGAATAAGACCATAAGAGAAGAATGGGGTTCCATGAACAACATTCGTATCTTGGTCTCATCAGTGGGCAGTCAATCTCCATACGCTTCAGCTTTGGGGAATACCGTCTATAACAGCTTTGTACAAGGGCTTGAATCTTTATCCTGCGTTGAGCAAGATAATTATTCAGCTTCTATCATTTATAGACCTGCTATTTTCTCTGGAGCATTGGCTCAGAACGTTACAATCGGCTATACATTTGCAGAGGTACCTAAAATCATAAATGATTTATGGATCACCAACGTACGAGCAACGTTAAGTTAAGGAGATAGCTATGTTTGAAGTATTTTCAGGTAATTTGGGTGGATCTTTTGTATCCGCAGGTACTGCTCAATTCCTACCATTTCCTACTGGTGTTGATTGGATTCGTGTTCAGAACCAAACAGTTTCCTATGTTGGTGGTGCTGGAACAGGCGCTGAATTCTTTTGGCGTAAGGGCATGACTGATGGTCGTGGTACTATATATGTAAAAACTGCTGGTAATAATGCGCTTCAAGTAGGCCAAATAGCTGCCAATGCAGGATTCTTTTATCAAGACACTACAATCAATAATCCAGGTGCTCGTGTCGCTCTTACTGGTATTACAGGTGCTAACCCTCCTGTTGTTAACACAGGTAGTACTGCTGGTTTGATTGCGAACTCAACTATTGTTCGTATATTTAATACAGTAGGTGCTACACAATTAGGCGGTATTGACTTTACTGTTGGTACTGTAGTTGCTAATACCAGCTTTACGCTGGCATATATGGCAGCAATTGCAGCTGCTAACCCAGGTGCTGGTAGTTATCGCATTATTCCTTACAATCCATATTTCTATCCTTCAATACGTACGATCACCAAGATTAGCCAAGCTAATCCAGCGATCGTAACACTATCAGTTACTCATAACTATCAAGTGGGTATGCAAGTTAAGTTTGTTGTTCCAACAGTAACAGCAGTTGCTTTTGGTATGACTCAGCTTAATGAAGTAGTCGCTACGATTATTAATGTTGGTCAAGCTGATGCTGATGGGGTAACCAATACTATTACTGTCGATGTTGATACAACTGCATTTACTGCATTTGCATGGCCTCTTACAGGTGCCCCAGGATTTACACCTCCTCAAGTAGTCCCTGTCAGTGAGAACACTGCATATGCAAACAATCCAGTTCTGTCAGTTCCTCAACCATTTGCCCCAGTAAATCCATATTTGGATTCTACGCTTAATACAGGCGCTGTAGGTCTCTTACTACAAGCTGGTACATTAAGTCCCGCTGGTGTTGCTACTAATATTATTAGTTGGCAAGCAGGTAAATGCTGGAATCAATAGTTCATTAAAGGGGGCCTAAAACCCCCTTTAATACTGAAGTGTCGACAATTTGTCTACAGTTAAAGGAGAAATATGGCTATTAAATATGCAAACGCGATCCCAGAGATCAGCAATAAAAAGAAGATGACCAAAGAAGAGCTGTCCAAGAACATCAAGAAATCGCGCGCGCGTGATGCTGAGCTTGTTACAGGTAAAGTTCGTAATCTGGAAAATCCAGGATGTAAGATCAGATTTGGCTACAAATGGTACCCTGGTGATGACTTTACCTTTTATGAACTTGAAGATAATTCTGTCGTAAGAATCCCACGAGGCGCAGCACGACATCTCAATGTTAATTGTTCATACATTGAATATAAAGATCTCGCCAATCCGCTTGATGTAAACATGAAAGGTGCAGTACCAACAACCAATATCCATAAAGGTGGTGGTATGCAATCCAAGGAAAAGGTTCAACGATTCCTCTTCCAAAGCATGGAATATATGGACGATGATTGGGATATGGAACCAAGTAAAATTATTGAAGTTGAGATTAATCCAACAAGCATTCTCACTCAAGGATTACCATCAAAGTCTGACGGAGTAAGAGGATAATATGGCTTATACGGCGATTCAATATCCTACCTATCAACCAGCAATGAGAATCATTACAGCAATCACTAATGCATTCCCAGCACAAGTGACTACATCATTTCCTCATCAGTACGTCAGTGGAATCATTGCTCGTCTTTTTGTTCCCATTGCTTTTGGTATGAATCAAGCAAATGAGCTGGAAGGTTCAATAACCATCATTGATGATACCAATTTTACAATCGATATTGATACACGCCTATTTGATCCATTTGTTTTACCTCCAGCACCTGTCCAAATTGGTAACTTTTATTTTACGACGCCAGAAAATGGACAGGTCGCTACCGTTGTTCCTCTTGGTGAGATCACTTCTCAGCTTACTGGTTCATTGGTCAACGTTTTACCCTATAACTAGGAGAGAGTAATGGCACAAACAGACTTACAGCAAATACAGAATACTTTTAGGACCATTGTTCGTGCACCAACCCCATCTCAAATGAGTACTGACCAGGTGAATCAGTATATAAATACCTTCATATTGTATGATTTGCCTAACAATATGAGACTATTTAACTTGAGATCAACCTTTACATTTTATACGCAGCCTAATGTTGCTACGTATCAAGATTCTCCAGATCCAAATAGTGAATTCTATCTCTTTAATCAAAACATACTCACCGTACATCAGCCTATATTTATTGCAGGCGTTCAATCGTATTGGTCTGAATGGCCAAGTATCTTTTATGCAAACTGGCCGTTAACGGCACAGGTTGCCCAAACGCAACTCTTTGGTGATGGTGTTACTACTATTTTTAATGGCATTCTTACGGGTGTACCTATGTTGCAGAACTATGTTATGTTTTCTGCAACTGATGCGACAGGAACTAATCAGATCCTTACTGATAATCCTATTTCTAATACAACGGGAGCACTTGGACTACCTAATAGACCTCAGACATTTCCTTCGCCTTATGGTTCTATTAATTATCTTACGGGTGCTTTTTCTGTTAACTTCCCCGCTGCTCCTGCAGCTCAAGCTCCCATTTATTCAGAGACTGTTCCTTATCTTCCAGGTATACCAGTTGGTTGTCTTTATTATGATAGTCAGTTTGTCTTGCGTCCTGTTCCTGATAAGTCATATTCAATTTCTGTTGAGGTGGATCTTTTACCCACCCAACTTATAGAGGAAACTGATAACCCTACGTTGTACCAATGGTGGCAACTTATTGCCTATGGCGCTGCTCTTAAGAACTTTGTGGATAAATTAGATATGGATAGTTGGAATAAACTTAAGCCTCATTACGATAAACAATTAGCTTTTGTGAATACTCAAACTATTAATACTGCATGTAATAAACGTGCTGAAACAATATTTTCTGCTGGTAGTAAATGGTCTGGTGGTTGGTTATTTGGTAGATGGCCTTATTAAAGGAGTTACATTATGGCATTAGTTCAAGTTCCTCAAGCAAATCAAACACTTGCTCAAACACAGCAGCCAATACTCAATAACTTTGGTGCAATTGATGCAGCATTTCAGGTAGATCATGTTGATTATAATCTTGGTAATCAGGGTAAGCATGAAGCGATACACTTCGTGAATCAACAAATTGCTCCTAATGCTCCTGTGACTATTGGTGGGGAAGTATCTTTGTATGCTGCTCCTAGTATACTAGGAGCAGGAAATCCTCCAGCTTTATGGTATAAACCTCAAAATGGTAATGCTGCTATCAATGGTATAGATTTTACTACCTATGGTGCAGGAGGTCCTAATAATACGGGATGGCTTCGTTTACCATCTGGTATTATTATGAAATGGGGCGCAGTGCAAATTACTAATGATGGAACTGTTCTCCAAACAATAGTGTATCCCGTTAATGCGAATACCCCTGTTTTTAACAATGTATTTGCCCTTCAATTAACGCCTACTAATCCAACAAGTGGTGCGAGTACCATAAATGTTCAAATGACTGTAGGAAGCTTTGCAAATCCTTTACAATTTACTGTCGGTGTTGGAAAAATAACAGGACCACTACCTGCTACATCGGTTTGTAATTATCTTGCTATAGGGAATTAATATGGCGGACAAATTTTTCATAGCACCCTACAAAAGTAATTCAGGATTGCAATTAAACCAGAAGCCATGGTTGATCCCTGACGAAGCGTTCAGTGAACTTACTAATATGTATGTCTATGAAGGACGCGTCCGAAAAAAATATGGAACTCAATGGCTAGGCAATGATCCTTTATCATCGCGCTTACGGGTGTCTCTTGGTGATACTAATGGTGGTGGAGATCTAGCTACAACGACTCCATTAAATAATATTGGCAATCAGATCATTAACCCTCGCATTGGGCAAATTTTCACCGTTGGAGATGATATATTTACACTCACCACATTGAACCCTGGAATCAATGATCTTTTAAGTACTAATCCTGCTGCAACTGCTACCTTTAACATAACTACTGGTGATGTTGTTATTGATGATTCTCAGCCCGATGAAACAGTATTTTATTATCCTGCATTGCCCGTGATGGGGCTCTTAGGATATGATACCGCAGTAACTCAAACAGAGCTTACTATTGCATTTGATACTCGTTTTTCTTATTTATGGAATTCTATTACCATGGGTTGGGATCGTATCACAGGAGAAAATACGCCTGATACGTCATTTTGGACGGGTGATAATAGTCAATTCTTTTGGGGAGATACATGGTTTGGCGATTCTGCTGCAAACAGACTCTTTTTTGTAACTAACTTCAATGAAAATGAAGTTCAATTTCTTCGTTATTTTGATGGTGCTAATTGGTTTAGTTTTAGACCAGAGCTTGATGGGATTCCTAATTATCTCAACTCATGTCTTATACTAATTGTCTTTAAAAATAGACTTTTAGCATTAAATACGTGGGAAGGTCCTGGGCTTGTTGGAACTAATTATCAAAATAGAGTTCGCTATTCAAGCAAATTTGATCCTACAGCAGCTGATGCATGGCGTATGGATATACCAGGAAAAGGTGGCGGTCTAGATGCTGCAACCACTGAAGCAATAATCACTGTAGAATTTATTAAAGATCGACTGATCGTCTATTTTGAACGCTCTACATGGGAATTGGTTTATCAAGGTAATGATGTTCAACCCTTTACGTGGCAAAAGATTAATACAGAGCTTGGTGCTGAATCAACGTTCTCAGTGGTACCGTTTGATAAGATTGCTCTAGGCGTTGGCAATACAGGCATCCATGCCTGTAATGGTGCCAACGTTGAACGTATCGATGACCTCATCAAGGATGAAGTGTGGAAGATAAAAACTGATGACAATGGCATTAATCGCGTATATGGGATAAGAGATTTTTATACTGAAGTAGTTTACTGGACCTTTCCTGAAGATGACTTATCAGATGATTATCCTTACCAAGACAGAGTGCTTGTTTATAATTATAAAACAGGAACATGGGCATACTTCATTGATTCCATAACGTGCTTTGGTTATTTTCAGGATCTTAATAGTGTCATGTGGAGTAGTGAAGATATTACGTGGGCTGAGGATGAACCCTGGTCATCAGGTCAGTTGCAAAATAAGTTTCAACAAGTTATTGCTGGAAACCAACAAGGTTTTACGCTCTTGATTAATAGAGATAAAGTAGAAAATGATACTTCGCTTTATATCACTGAAATTGTTAATGTTTATGCAAATAATAATAATCAAATGACCCTCACGGTAATTGATCATAATCTTACTCCTGATGCTTATATTTTATTCAGTGGTATTGTATCAACGGATACCTTAGATTTTATCAATCACCTTGCATTCAAAGTTGATACGGTTGTTGACTCTAATACTATAATCATAAATTATGTAGATGATTCAGGAGATGAACTCGAAGGAGACTATCTTGGTGGTGGTTATATTACTATTTTGGATAACGTGGTTATAACTACAAAAGAATATAATTTTTATGCAGATAAGGGTATGAATGCTTACATATCTAAGGTTGATTTTCTTGTTGATGCTACCTCAAAAGGCAGTTTGCAGGTACAGAATTATGTATCAACTTCACTCAACAATAATCTCGAAGATGCAGTTCTTACAGGTATCAACTGGGGAACGGGAAATCTGGATACCTATCCTTATATCCCAGCCAATGGAGTTACCCCTGGATATCCATATGAAGCTACGGCGACACGAGTCTGGAGAAGTATATATTTCCAAACCGAAGGAGAAGTTATTCAATTTAGAATAACCATGTCTCCTGAGCAAATGACAACGATTGTTAATACAGCTGGCGGCTTAGATGGGCCAGCTCTTGATAAGTTTGTACTTAATGTAATGGTAATCACGGCTGAACCTACATCAAGATTGCAATAGGAGAGACTATGGCACAATTATTAGTAAATGCTACGACAACAGGTCTCTTTGTTCCTCAAACACTTAACTTTGATGTTTCCCGTCTTCAAGATGTTGATGTTAAAAGTCCTGAGTTTAAGGAGCTTCTTGTTCGCCTTTATGAATACATCAACACGATGTCTATTACGCTCAACTTGAAGGAATCAGGGTATTATCCTTTGCAGGAATTTGTCACCAGCAATCAATTTTTTCAAACAGTACCATCAGTCACTCAAGAACTTCGACAGGAATTTAGATTACTCGTTAATGTTGGGGCTCTTGGTGCTGGGGTAACGTCCGTTGCTCATGGTCTTACGATTGGATCAACCTGGATCTTTACACAGATTTATGGTGCTGCTTCTTATTATAACGCAGTACCAGCAAATTCGCGTTATTATCCATTGCCTTACGCTGATCCAGCAGGTGATATTATCTTGCAAGTTAATGGTACTGATGTTGTCATAACAAATAATAGTGGCGTGGCGTTCACGTCATGCTATGTTGTTTTAAAGTATGTTAAACAATAGAGAAGGAGATAAAGTGGATCCAGCAACAATGATGTTGATCGCCCAAGGTGTAAGTCAATTAATGAGAATGTTACAACAAACAACTCAAACACCTGGTGGTATAAAACAATTTGATACCATGACGCCAGGTCAGAAACAAAGTTCTGACTTTTCACGTATGTTTGGACAGAACCAACTCCAGAATCCCTATTCAGGCTTTGATGCAATCCAGAATAACGCTCTTAACAACTTTTATGGTCAAGGGACTAATAGTCTTGCTGAACGCTTTTCTGGCTCTGGATCTAATGCTATTAGCTCTCCTGACTTTGGACGTCAATGGGTTGGCGCCCGCAATGATTTGCTATCAAATCTTGCAGCGCAACAATCACAATATGGCCAACAAAATCAGATGACTGGACTTAAAGCATTGCAGTTGGGTCAACAGCCTCAATTTGAGAATTACTACCAACAACCACAGAACAATTGGCTTTCTTCTCTTTTTGGTCATCAAGCTGGAATGCTTGGTACTATTGGCGGTGGAATTGGTCAGGGTACATTTGGAAATATCCAATAAAAAGGAATAACTATGCCATTACATATACTTCCACAACGTAAAGAACCATGGGAAGAAGGCGCTGCGCAAGATCAGAATAAATTTGCTCAAGGTCTTCAAGCGCTTACTCAACGTAAATTAGTCGATATGAATAAACAAAAAACAGTCGCTGATCTTCTCAAAGCTGGTTATTCAGATAAACAAGCTTTGGTTGCGTCTCAAGTTGCTCAAAATCCTGCTGCATTGATGAAAATGCTTCAGTTGATGGGTAATCCTAATCAGCAAATGGGCCAAGAAATGGGCGGAAGGCCCAATCAGGGCATGGGAGCTCAACAGGGTGGTGCTATCTTTAATCAAGTCCCAAATAGTAAACAGCGAGAAGCTCAATTAATTGCTCATCAACGAGTAATCAACGCACAAAATAAGAAGTTTAACGATGTACTTTCACCTCAAATAAAAACGGCTGAAAAGACTGTTGATTATATCAATGAGGCGCGCAATATTCTTAAACGAGGACAAACCGCTGGCGCTTTAAGAAGTTCTCTTCCTTTCTATAAACTGACTCAAAATGAGGATACACAAGATCTTGATAATGTATTTAATAATATCGTTGGTCTCATGAATGAAGCTCAACGTGGTGTACCAACGCGTTATAAAATAGAATTTAATAAATCCCTTAAACCTCAAGTTGGTGAACCTCCACGCGTTATTGAAAAGAAGTTAAAACGTCTTGAAAAAGAAGCGATGAAGGTATTAAAAATTGGAGAACTTCGAGACAGACTTATTGAAGAAAATGATTATCGAGAGCCTGAAGGATTAGAAGCTAAGATTAATGCATTATTAAAGGATGAAAAAAAAAATCCTGAAGATATCGTAAGGGGTAAAAATGAGCCTGAAAATGCTAGTCCAGAAGCATTTCAGGCGTCTACCTTGAATAATAACCAAAATGGTCCCGAAAGTACCCTGGAAAATAACCAAGAAGATGAAGAAAGTTGGCCTGCAACTATTTTGCGTAATCTTTATAGGACTCTTCCAACAGGTATTTCATCAGTTGCTTCTTTTCCTAATGCATTTGCATCTAAATTCCAACCAGAAAGATTGAAACTTGAGGATCTTGAAAAATTAGGAGTAAAGTTAAATCCTGAACAAAAGGCAGCACTGAAATCTCAATTTGAGAGAAATGAAGCACCTGGTGCTAATTACGAAGATATCCTTCGCAATATTCAAGGCGTAGAGTCTAAATTAGGATTACCTGAAGGCTATTCTAATCCACGTCCAGGAGAAGAACTTATAAATAACTTTCAACAAAAACTGCCATTCATCCTCTCTCAGGGACCAGCAGGCCTTTTGCGTAGTCTTGCAGCGGGCGCTGGAGGAACACTAGGAGAAGGTGCAGCTGAAGTCCTTGGATTTGGCCCTCAAGGTCAACAGATAGGTGGATTACTTGGTGGTATAGGAACATCAGCTGCTTTAAAAGGTCTACGACCAAATTCTATTAAAGAAACAGCAAAGAAAGAAGCATCAAAATATTATGCCCCTGCAGAGAGAAGGGCTTCAAAGATAAAGCAACCAGCGCCTGAACTTAATAAATTTTTTGGAACTGAGATAGATAAACTTGAAAGCGGCAAAAGTCATCTTTCTGACAAAATAGCAAAGCAAGTTCGACAGGAATTTATTAAAGTTGCTCATGATATAAAAAAGAATGATATCAATGTTCTTGATGCCATCAAATCTAAACGCCATTTGAATTCTCTCTACAAAGAACATCAAGGATCAGAGGCTGGAAACTATTATAAACGTGGGGTTGGAGCGCTCAATGAAACTATTCAAAAAGCAGCAAAGGACAATCCTCATTTTGGAAAAATATGGAATGCTGCGGAAGATCTTCAAAAATCTACTTATTTAAAGCCTGATTCATTTGGTGAAATATTTTCTGAGAATGCAAAATTTACAAATCTTCTCAAAAATCCAACGTTGAAAAAAGCAATAGGATATGTAGGTGCTAAAACAGCTGGAAATGTAAGCAATGCATTTCATACTTTCTGGAAGCATCCTACTACTCAACGTCTTGCACGAAAGATTTTAGAATCTTCTATTAAAGAGAATAAGGGTCAAATTGCCCAATTAGTAACAAAATTAAATAAGAAAGCTGATGAAGAATTAGAAGATTAATTTTTATTTTTATTTTTATACTCTATGTAAATTTTATCCATTTCTTCTTCACTGGGGTATTCATAATAAATTAATGGTTCTAGCTCTTTATCCTTAGGGAGCAATGCCGCTATGATATTGCATATTGCTCCTAGTGCAGCTACCATTACTTTATAAAGAACTATTCCCCAAAATACTCCGAGTATTATGTGTTCCATGTTTTTCCCTTGTTGTATGAGGCACCAGGTCGACTTTAAGATAAGAGGGTCGGCCTGGGTTGTTTATTAAGTATATTTTTATGATGTACATCCAAATAAGACAAATTATAAAGTCTTTCATCACTATAAGTGGAAGATATATTATAATATTTTCCAGTTTTTATTGATTTTCCAGATTCAACGAAAAAAGCACATTTACTAGTATCTTTATACATTATCACTGCCATGCTTACGTTTTTTATCTCTGGATTCTCTTTTTTATAAAGTAAATAATCTTGGATTAGGGCCTCTTTTTCCCATTTATCTAATTTGTTCATTTTCTTCTTTTTTAAAATGCTCTGCTACTGTATGAGTAAGTATCTGCATCCATTTTATTGATTTAGCTTTAAATGATTTAAAGTCTTTGTATCCACTTTCTTTTGCAAATTCACAAGTAGGTTTACCATCTATTTCACTAAAGCATACTGTATCATTTCCTTTATGTGACTCTTCGTAATGTTTTCCCCATTTTCTT